CAACCGCATATATTGAGGTCCGTATTGTCAAGCCAAACAACAACACGCACTACCGAGAGTCCAGCCAAATGGAGTCACGGTTAACAGGAGGGGCTATGGCGCGGATTGTTTACCGCCGCATAGTTGATAAAACGTCTTTCTACTAATTAATAAAATTGGTTCAACCACTTCTGTTTCTCTTGCTCGAAGGAGAATGTGGGCAACTCAAACGTGCTGACAGAAAATTCCAAGTGCAAATCTTGGATCTCTTCCAGCGATGTTCTGATCGCTTCCTCTGCTTCATTATACTGGGTCTCTCCATGCATGAAGAACTCTCCCATCGCACTCTCAACGTTCTGCAGGGTAGCCTCAAGTTCGTCGTGTCCTTTCTTGATCCAGTTGACCTGATCTTGAATCGACTCCAGTTCTAAGGGAGCCAGATAACGACCTTCTTCCTCCACAAAACCTCTCTTGAGGTAAGTGAGCTCAGACAGCTTTTGGAAATCAGGACACACGCCACCCCTTTTAAGGGCGTCAGTGTATCCGATGCCGTGGCTGAGGAAAAAGTCTCGGACAGTATTGAAGTTGAAGAAGCACCTTGCTTCTCGTCCCACACTCACGATGTGATCGTCTCCATAGAAGGCCATTTCGAGGAATTTCATTGCCAAGTTCGCCTGCACTTCAGTGCAGTTCTCACATTTGGGATGTTCTTTCTTGTGTTTCCGAAGGATGTCGATGAAAGCGCAAAGGATGTAGATCCAGTTCGCTCCTGAGTTCAAGTCGCTCGTAATGGGAATTCCCGAGGGGTTCCCCTGATGTTTCAGGACAAGCGAGTTACCCATGATCGTGTAGGTGTGGATTGCATAGTCGATTAGTCGAAGACGGACTCTGTTCTCTCTCTCAATCTTCTCCTCGGGTTCCTTTCGGGCCCGAGCAGCTTTCGCGTAGAGGGGGTTCACCACGTCGCGCACGAATGCGTACATAATGGCTCCCATCAACTTTCCGTCCCACTCTTGGTAGTCTCCAGCTATCATCTCATCACCTTGGGTAAGGAGGCGTTTCGCAAGGAAGGTCCAGCCGGGCCCCAAAGGGTTGATTCCGACGGACGACGGCAGTTCAGTGCAGTTTTGGTTCATCATTGCGATGAAGGCGCCAAAGTACTTCCGAAAAAGCATGTTGATGGACAACGGCGCGCAACTGAACAAGCGGGTCTTTCCTGTCTGGATTTTCTTGATTCCGATGGTCTCTTGTTTGAGGTTTTCGTAGTTCATGTGGAGAGGCACGTCACGGTTTTCCATGGCGGCAGTCTCCCATTCAGCGATGTCGCTGAGGAGCTTCTGGGCAGGGTTGATTCCATAGACATTCGTTTCGAAGTCTAGCTTGTACGAGTTGGTTTCTTCATCGAATTGAAAGAAGACGTGTTTACCTTTAGATCCCGAGGGCCTAATGTTCTTATAGGGCATTCCTGGGGAGGTTGACATGTCCATCCCGGTATACTGAGCGAACTCATTACCGTTGATCGTCTCATGCTCCGTAAGCGGACGGAGCTCCATGCCTGACGGCTTGTACGCAGACAACTTTCTGTAGATCAGAATTGTTGCCATACGGACATCGTCGGCCGGAAAAGGCTTGGGATGAACGGAGTACTTCTTTGCTCCCTGATCAAGGGGAGAGATGTAACCTTCTGGTGTTTTCGAGTAATCGATTCTAGGATCGGACGGACTCAGAACAGATGGTCCCTTTGTGACGGGGAACACCATGTCATGAAGAAGAGAGGGCACAATGTCGTGCCTGTTGGGAATCCGCTGGGCAAGCTGTCCAGTGACAACTCCCGCGAACTCCATCTCACCGTAGGTGTTGACGGTTCGCTTCTCGATCTTCTCCTCATCGAAGCTGACATGCTCGATGGTAGGTTCTGTAGTCTGCCCAAACACTAGTTTGGGAAAATGTTGTTTAATGTTTTGATTCAGGACCTCATAGGTCAAGGGCGCACACATCCCGAGCTCTGTGCTCGAGATTCCTGCCACGTGGTAGCCGAAAATCCTGCCTTGAAGGGCGGGGTTCAGCGCCAAGAGGAGGGCACCACAATCCCCACGCTGAGTGGGGAGCCTGTAGGTATAGCCGTCGAGGAGAACTTTGTCCTGCTCGGCATAAGACGGTCCATAGGTGAAGGACTTTCCTTGACTGACAATTGAGGTTGTATCGATAAAATCTGAAGTAATACAGTACCCACCAGCTTCCGACTGGTTTTTGACCATCATACTCTTGAAGTTGTGGAGCTTCTTCAGTTGCTCCTCTCTGATGAAATGTTGGGTGATGTCCCGGAAGGACTCCACACCGTAATCCAGCTCAATTAAGGCAAGATCCATTTCTTTGTCTCCGTTCATACAACGGACTGCCTTGCGGAAGTCAATCGACTGCGGGATGGTTCTCTTTGCGAGACTCAGAGTACATTCAAGTACAGTGGGTACTTTTGGCACAAAGTGCCAGGGGAACGCTACAAGGCGTCCCTTGATGCCAAAGCCTTTGATCTTACAGAAACCAGTTCCCTCCTCAGCAGTCTTTTGACGTTCGAGGGTGAAACAAGCTTTGGGACCCAGTACATTTAAGACAAGGTCCAGGCCATTGGAGTCGGAACACCCTTGGGCTTCCGCTATTTCTCTCCTGAGTGGGGCATCTGCAAACGCAGGAGGGCAGTTTTTGAGTAGTTCTGCTTCTACGGCTTTTACTACAGGACGAGCGAACTTCATGTTCTGCCTCGCCACTGCACGGATTGTTTTCGCTTCTCCGTAAGCGGCTGCCCCTCCCTCCATTTGAAACACGGTATTTGCAGCGTGAGCCGCAGCCGAGGCGATGGTGCCTCCTAAGATGGATAGCATCGTGTCCCGCATGTTGGGGGGGAAGGTTTCCACTATCTTTGTGATGTGGCCTTCAGCTGTTTCCGTGATCGTTGTATGGATCGACGGTTTGTCGGTTTTAGTGCCCCCGAAAAGGCTGTAGAGGGCTCTAGTTGCTTTAAGACCCGTCCACACAATGCCAATACCAATCAAAGCCTTAAGGGCTATGATCGTGGCTTTGCCGTATTTGGTGTTTCCGAAGATCGACTCGAAAGTATAATCCTCGTCTTTGGCTCTGGCTGCCTCCTGTTGGAGTTCAGCCTCATGGGAATGAAGATCGGAGTCACCCCCTTGCTCCAGGAGCGAGACGTTCTCAAACTCCTCAAGATCTTTGAAGATCTTCTCCGTATGGAACTTGGAGCTCCAGCGTTCCATCACATCTCTGAAG